AGCATTATGAGCTTTTTAAGTTAAAGAAGCATGATGGCAGAGCTGAAGCGGCACTCATTGCGCTATATGGCGCAGAAGTTTTAAACAAGTAAATTAGGAGAATATAAATGCAAATAATACCCAGCGAAGAGCTGTCAAATAAGGCATACCACGAACTGCCTGCAATTTCATCAAGCGCTGTGAAGACAGTCGCAACGTCATCATTGTACCATTGGAAGAATGCTAAGTTTAATTCTACACCAGCTATGATCTTGGGATCTGCGTTTCATGCGATGCTGTTAGAGCCAGAAAAAAACTTGGTAACTAACTCTGGGTTGCAACGTCGTGGCAGTAAGGCTTGGAAAGATCAGGAAAATTTTCTAGGTGACGATGAGATCCTATTGCCAGAGGGCGAGTATGAGCAGTGTCAGAAAATGGTTGATGGTTGCCTGCAAAACAAAATGGCTAGAAATTTATTAACCAATGAAGATTTGCTGACTGAGTATAGTTTTATTGCAACATGCCCAGAAACTGGATTAGAGCTGAAATGTAGGTGCGATGGGCTGTTAAAAGAGGCTGGCATAGTAATAGACCTAAAGTCGTGCTTAGACGCATCCTATCGTGGTTTTGATAAGGCTGTGAGGAATTACAGGTACGACGTCCAAAATTTTTTTTACAGGTATGTATTAAAGCTATGCGGAATTGAGACTACAAACTTTATATTTATTGCAACTGAAAAGAATAGCTATGCTACAGCCTGCTACGAGCTGTCAGATAAATATAACAAGTATGCCGAGGACGAAATGTTTAAGACATTGCAAAAAATTAAAGTGGCACAAGATACAAACACTTTTGATACAGGCTGGCCTGATCTGGATACAATTAATCTTCCAGCTTATCTTGATGAAGACCACGGCTTATAAGAAATCCCAGCGTAGGGGTGCTACGCATATTTAAAAGGAGTTGTAAAATGCAACACATAATATCTGGCGTGAAGGCGCTATATCCAAGACTAAATCAAACATACAGATTTGATCAGGAAGAATACAAATCTCAAAAGTGTGAACCCACTGCTGAGGGGGCGGCTTACGAGATGTCGTTTAACCTTACAGGTGAGCAGTGCAAGGAGCTGAACACGATCTGTATGCAAGCATATAAAAATGCGGCGGCGTTAGAGACAAGTAAGCGCAAGTGGCCTGAGCAACCATTAAGTTTGCCATACAAGCGTGATGACGCAAAGCAGGGCGATTGGATTGGCAAGGCTAAACTAAAAGGCGCTTACTCTGGCGAGGCCACAAACCCACCACGTCAGGTCGATGCATCACGTAAAAAATTACCTGATGGATTTGAGCTGACATCAGGGTCAACTGTGAATATCGCAGTGACAGTCGTGCCATACAATACAGGCACAATTAATGGCGTGTCATTGAGATTACGAGCAGTGCAAGTGCTAGAGCTGGCTGAGAAGCAGGAGAGTGAAGATCCATTCACTGAAGTTGCAGGCGGATACTCTGGCGGTGCGGCGCAAATTAATGGTGTAGAGCAAGATCCATTTGGATTGCCACCAGCACAACCAGCTCAGTCAAATGATCTGGAAGACGAAATACCATTTTAAATTAATCACAGCGTTAGACAGAACTGATCGAGGTTTTGTCTAACGTCCATATAAAAGGAGAATATTATGACAAACGGAAAATGGTCAAAAGAAAATTTTAAAATATACGATACGCAAAACCCACACATTTACGAGCAGTTTAAACATTTTGCACTGATTGTAACTGAGAAGCGTGAATATTACTCAGCAAAATGTATATTTCATAGGGTGCGCTGGGAGACAATGATGTCTGGAACTGGCGATCATAAAATTGATGATGGATGGATTAGCCATTATGCTCGTAAATTCATGGACGAAAATCCAGAGCATGAAGGCTTTTTTAAAACACGTAATCGAGTAAATTCATATCACTCGTAAATTAATAGGGGATAAAATGCAAAACACGAAATACCCAAATGCAAACTGGGATCAGTATTCAAGTAAAATTATAAGTGCATTATCATTGAAAAAGACTGCCATTGGCGAATATCATGGGGCTTGCCCAGTATGCCAAGGTGTAGATCGGTTCTGGATCAGGGAAGATGCTCAGAACTGCGTAATGGTGAGCTGTCGTAAATGCTCAGACTTTGCTGGCATAAAAGACGCACTGAGAAACCAAGGATTGTGGCCTGATGAAAATGAGAAGCCAGTGACAAGAGAATACACAATTAGCTGGCCTGAGCCTGAGCCAGAGGCGTCGCATCCATACCTGATCAAGAAAAAGATCGGGCTTGGTAACGCTAAGATAGATGGTAATTTGCTGGTCATTCCAGTGATAAACGCTCAGGGCAAACGTGTGGGCGTCCAGAATATTGATCCAGCAGGATCAAAGAAATTTTCTACTGGTATGCCAGTTGTCGGAAATTTTAGCGTTATTGGCGGAAAATTAGACGATTTAATTTATGTCTGTGAGGGCTGGGCAACTGCAATGTCAGTGCATCTGGCTACAGGCAGGCCAACAGTGTTTGCATTGTCGGCTGGAAATTTAACTGCTGTGATAGGTGAGCTTTACGAGGCACGACCAAATTTACGCATTGTGGTAGCTGGTGATAATGACGAGGCTGGCATGAAGGCCATTGAGAAGTGCGTTAATGATCATAATGTGCAATCTGTTGTGCCTGACGTCGAGGGCTGGGATTTCTCTGATATGTGGGTCAATCGTGGTAAAGAGGCTACGGCAAAGGCTCTGGAAATAAAGAGCCTGCTCGATCAGGTGTTTTTCCCTAATGATGCAGTTGCACAGCTCGATAGGAGCTACTTAGTGAAGGGCTGGTTTGGTCAGGGGCAGTTGTCGATGGTGTACGGCGCATCTAACGTAGGTAAATCGTTTTTCGTGCAGGACATTGCGTGGCATGTATCTGCAAGCCAAGATTGGCACGGAAACAAAGTAAAGGGCGGCGTGGTGCTATTCTTGGCTCTGGAAGGCGGCACAACCACGCATAATCGTATTGTGGCGCTTAAACAGCAGTATCCAGAGCATAAAGACGTTAAGCTGGCTGTGAGGCCATTGCCACTCAATTTGCTGGATGGTGAAGTTGACGTGAATAAAATTTGTGATTTGTGTGACGAAATAAAAAGGCTGTATGGCGACATTGCAATGATTGTTGTGGATACGTTATCTCGATCAATGCCTGCTGGCGATGAAAATTCTCCTGCAAGTGCAACTGCTGTGATTTCTGCTGTGGATAAGATTAGGGCTACAACGAGCGCACATCTCATGCTGGTGCATCACTCAGGTAAAAATCTGGAAGCAAAGGCGCGTGGTCACAGCTCATTACGTGCGGCTGTGGAAACTGAGATAGAGCTATCATATGACGAGGCGACAGGTCTGCGAACTGCTCTGGCTACCAAACAGAGAGATCTGGAAGGCGGCAGGAAGTTTCACTTCAAACTGAAGGTAATTGAGCTGGGCAATGATATGGACGGCGATCCTGTAACAACTTGCGTGATTATTCCAGCCAGCAGTGATGATGTCGATAAGGCTAACAAGAAAGCCATCAAGGGTAAGCAACAGATCCTATTTAAGACGTGCTTCCAACAGCTACGAGGCGAGGCTATTGGCAGGGCTAATCCATCAGGTTTAGGATATCCTGAGCCAAGCACGTTCTGGATGATTGAGGAAGAAGTCATAAAGAAGCATTTTTTAGGCAAAGTTTCTGGCGTATCTAATCCATCCAGCACATACAAGCAGGCAATAAATGGGCTGATATCTGGGGGTCATATTGTCCAAAATGAGGGCAATATTTGGTTCACTGATGATTTTGGTAAAATGAAGTAATATTAGACCTATTAATTACCTATTAATTAGCATTAATAATAACAATATCAATAACTTAGAGGACAACCTATTAATTCTAAATAGTATATCGTACCAAACCTATTATTATATTATTATACCTATAGGTATAATATAATAGTAGGTAAATAATAGTAGGGGAAAATCGGGGTTAAGAATTATGGAGCATAAGATGAAGAAAGAGATTAACATTAGAACGGCTGGTAGCAAGCGAGGGACGAGCGAGGGCGAGGGGGATCAAGCAATGGAAGAACAAAGTATGGTGAGGTCGGACATACTGTCGAAGGCAAACATTCTCATAACAGGGGATCGTGCTAGGCAGTACGGAAGCGCAGAGGAAAACTTCAATTGTATTGCGACTATGTGGACGGCGTATCTTGGAAGGCACATCTCAGCATACGACGTGGCAAACATGATGGCGCTGTTAAAGATTGCTAGGATGCGAAACGGCGTGCATCAGGATAGCTCTGTCGATGGGTGCGGTTATCTTGCGCTGGCTTACGAGCTATCAAATGAGGTCACATAGACTTGAAACAACGCCTCTCTTGAGGCATACTATAGTCAGTGGGTTCTCCTCCCTCTAAACGTGTTGTTTTTGCATTTACAACATGTTTCCCACTGAACTAGACCGCGTAGCTTCTCCTCCTCTTCCGAGCTACGCGGTCACATTACAAGGTTAGATGACGTGTCAGAGTTTAACATTAAATTAACGCTAGATCTTCACTGTAAGAATACTGACGAGAATGATCAGGAGCTGGATATACTGTGTGACTTCATAACAGATAGATTACATATTGTTGGGGCTGACGTTGTTATCCAATCGCTGGCAGAGGCACTCATTGAATTACACGATCAGAATGCAGAGGATAAGGCGAGGCAGTTGCACTAATGTTGGTAGCATTTAACCCTCTGAAAAAACACACAAGCGTCGTCGCAGGCGCGTGGGCGCGTAACAAATTGCAATTCTAATGTCAATATATCCTGATAATCTGAAAGTTAACATAATATACATTATCGGATATTATGGGCTAAATCCGCAGTATATCTAATGAAATCAATAGGTTAGGCGATTTTGCAGTAAAATAAGGCTATTATGAGCTATGCGTTGTTCCATTTATCCGAAACTAGCAGATTTGAGCAAAAAAATGACCCCCCCCACGTCTCGCCCAGCTAGGGGGAGTGTTATTCACATTTTCACGCACACGAATGACCCCCCATACCCCCTTGCAATATAATGCTTACCTATTGTAAAATTTAAAAAAATTGGAGAATATTAATGGCTGGCAAGGCATTACGAAGGAAGATCCTCGCAGATGTTGAGAAGAAAGGCGGCGTAGATTACCTGTTTGAGCAAATCGCATCAGGTAAT